CAAGCATTTGGTTCCGGTATCGTTGTACCGGAAGTTAATGTTGATACCAAATCGGTATTGACAGAATGATGTTTTCCTGATATAGTTATTATATGACTGATAATTTTTATACCAACGTAATTCAAAAGGGTAATATGCTTCTTGTCCGTGCAGTTGAAAACGGCAAGAGGGTACAGCGCAAAATCAAGTACAAGCCTGTACTTTTTACCCGAACGCCTGAAAAGACTGCATACAAGACCCTTGAGGGTCATGGTCTTAAACCTATACAACTGCCGGGAATGAAAGAGGCCCGTGAGTTTCTAAAAAACTACGAAGATCAACCTAACACGATTTACGGTATGGAAAGATATCAGTATTGTTATCTCTCTGATACCTATCCTGGTCTTGTTGAATGGAATCAAGAAAAGATTCTAACAATAACAATTGATATTGAGGTTGCCAGTGAAAATGGTTTTCCTGATCCCGGTGTAGCTCAAGAAGAAGTTCTTGCCATTACAGTAAAGAATCACAACACGAAAAAAATTATCGTGTGGGGTATTGCCGAATACGAAAATAACCGTGATGATGTTGAGTATGTTTATTGTGATGATGAACGAGTATTGTTAAATAAGTTTGTTGAGTTTATGGCAAATGTCAAACCAGATGTAATTACTGGTTGGAACACCACATTCTTCGACATACCTTACTTGTGCAATCGTATCAAAAATTTATTTGGTTCAGACATGATGAATGCCATGTCGCCTTGGAATACGGTGTCTGAAGAACACACATCTACATTTGGTCGTGATGTTTCTCGATTTAACATATGGGGTGTATCCAATTTAGACTATCTTGATCTTTACAAGAAGTTTACCTACACAGGTCAAGAATCATATACTCTTGATTATATCTCTATGATTGAGTTGGGTACAAAGAAAGATCCAAACCCATACGATACGTTCAAAGAATGGTATACAAATGATTACCAATCTTTCATTGACTATAACATTAAAGACGTTGAGTTGGTTGATGCTTTAGAGGATCATCTTGGCATGATTCAGTTGATGTTTACCATGGCATACGAAGCCAAGATAAACTACAACGATGTTTATTCACAGAACCGTATGTGGGATGTTATCATTTACAACTATCTATTAGAGAAAGATGTAATTATACCTCAGCGAAGAAGTCACACCAAAGGTGCAAAGTATGTTGGTGCCTATGTGAAAGAACCACAAGTCGGCCAACACGAATGGATTATGTCGTTTGACTTAAACAGTTTGTATCCGCATTTGATTATGCAATACAACATATCTCTAGAGACTCTTATTAAACAACAGTTTCCAGATTCTATTTCTATCGACAGACTGTTAAACAAAGAAGTCAATACGGATGTTCTTGGTGAAAAACTCACAGTGACGCCTAACGGCGCTTGTTTCAGAACAGATATTCGTGGTTTCTTGCCCGAGTTGATGGAGAAGTATTACACTGACCGAACTAAGTTTAAAGGTTATCTGCTTGAGGCAAAACAAAACTATGAAGATACTAAAGATAGAAAGTATCTAAGTCAAATATCAACGTATCACAACATTCAGATGGCTAGAAAGATTGCTCTAAACAGTGCTTATGGTGCTTTGGGTAATGAGTATTTTCGTTATTATGATGAACGAATGGCAACTGCCATTACAACATCTGGTCAGTTATCTATTCGTTGGATTGAATCGAGAGTAAACAAATATCTAAATGATATATTGAAAACTGATAATATTGATTACATTGTGGCATCAGATACAGATTCTATCTATGTAAGATTCAAAGAGTTGGTTGATAAAGTCAACCCAAAGAATCCTATTGAGTTTCTGAATAAGGTTGCCGAAGAAAAATTACAACCGTTTATCAATGGGTGCTATCAGGAACTTGCTGACTATGTTCACGCCTATGACCAGAAGATGGAGATGGGCCGAGAAGTCATTGCTGATAAAGGTATCTGGACTGCCAAGAAAAGATATATTCTCAATGTACATGACAACGAGGGTGTTCGATATAGTGAACCTAATTTAAAAGTTATGGGTATTGAGTCTGTCAAATCATCAACACCATACGCTTGCCGGCAAAAGATGAAAGATTCTTTGAAGGTGATTGTGAATGAAGATGAAAGTTCTGTAAATAAATTTATTCAAGATTTCAGAAAAGACTTTATGAATTTGCCTGTAGAAGAAACTGCATTTCCTAGATCAGTAAATGGTCTTAGAAAATGGGGAGACAAGTCGAGCATATTTAAGAAAGGTACACCGATGCATATCAAAGGTGCATTGATATATAATCATCTATTGAAGAAACATAAACTAACTCACAAGTATCAACTGATTCAAGAAGGTGAGAAGTTAAAATATCTTTTGCTTAAAACACCTAACATTTTACAGTCTAATGTGATTGCTTTTATCTCAGAGTTACCTAAAGAGTTTAATTTGCATGAACAAATTGACAGAGACAAACAATTTTCAAAGTCTTTTGTTGATCCAATCGAAATGATTATGGAATGTATTGATTGGCAAGTCGATAGAAGTTATGGCACACGAAGAACACTAGAGAGTTTGTTCGGATGATACTTGATGAAAAAGATACATATTGGGCAGCAGAGAAACTTGTAAACTATTTTTCCGACTTCAAACGGATAGATGATTACTTCCGAAGTCGTAAGATAGACCGTATCAAAGAGATGCCTACACCACTATTTGGTTTGGGCCCAGAAGATGATTTGTTTCAGAACTTTGATGTACACCCGCAAGATATGGACTTTGAGGTAGTCAAACGAACAGGTGAGACATTTGATAACCTGTTAGAGATGACTGCTAGTTTCTCACCTGATGATCCGCCAGGTAAGAATAGTAAACTATGTGTGCAGGAAAAGAACTCAGGTAAGATTGTTGGGTTCATCAAACTGGCATCACCTCTTATCAACGCCAAACCTAGAAACGAATGGTTAGGTCGTCCTCTACAGACAGAGAATAAGGAAGAGATGCAACACTTCAACAGAGGCACCATTATGGGGTTTGTGATTGTGCCGGCACAACCATTTGGGTTTAACTATCTAGGTGGCAAACTGATGGCAGCAATATGTTGTTCACATGATGTTCGCAGATTTCTAAATCAAAAGTATGGTGGGCCTTTCTGTATGTTTGAAACTACCTCACTGTATGGTAACATCAAAGGTGGGTCTATGTATGATGGTATGCGTCCATACTTACGTTACAAAGGCGATACAGAATCAAAGTTCTTTCTAACCTTTGCTGATAATATGTACCATGAGATGAGAAAATGGTTTGAAGAAAAGAATGATGGTGTTTTGGTGCATAAAGGTGCCAGCAGTCGCAAACTCAAAACACAGACCAAGATGATTCAAATTATCAGTAACAGTTTGAAACAACATAATGCTGCAGCCCATGAGAAGTTTGTACAGTTCAGAAAAGATACTGAAAATGTTACAACACAAAAACGATTCTATATGTCCACTTATGGCTATGCCAATAGTCGAGAATACATATTGCGAGAAACAGACAAGTTGGTAAAGAGTGACCAATGGGATAAGTATGAGTTGAGTAACATTGTGAATTGGTGGAAAAAGAAAGCAAGTAAACGTTACGAGAATATAAAGTCGGAAGGTAGACTCAGAACCGAATTGGAAGTTTGGCGAAAAGATAACATAGATAGTATTGACATTATTAGATAATTGTGATAGGCTGTATAGTATGAAAATAGTTTGTGCAAGAATTCGTAGCAACGTGACCTATACGGGCCCGTTGGAAACTGTATTGGATTCCTTCTTTGAATTGTATGTTCGTTGGATGAAAGAGAATCCCCAACACGAATATGATTCTTATAATCTATCGTTTGATAAACGACAAAGACCTAAACGTAATCCAGAAGTATTCAAAGATGCTGATGTTGTTGTGATACCATCTGATAGTGAGTTTAGATATCACGGTGAGATACAGATTGACCCAAGAGATTTAGAAACATCAAATAACTTTGTAAAAGAATTTACACCACATATGGAAGGTAAGAAAGTTATTATGTGGCGATCAGATCGTGGTGACACCGAACAACTATATCGTGAAGGCACATTCAAAGATGTGACTCTTGGTGACTTTCATACAATAGATGAGATTGATTTTCCTGCCAACATACACGGCATGAAGTATCATTTCATACAGACATTGAAGAATCCACTGGCTCAGATGATGGGTGCACCCAAAGATAGAGACTTTGCTTATTGGGGTAGAATGAAACCTTCTGAGAGAAATCAAAGAGAAAAAACTATTAGACAATTGTATAGAGATCCAGATATATCAACAGTATTGGTTGGTGGGTTTCCTTCTGGTGTCAAACGAGATGCTAAATGGATCAAAGAGTGGAAAGTATTGTATCCAATGATAGAACGTGCCAAGTGTACCTTGTGTTTCAATTGGCTTGATCCTACAGCAACAACATCAAGATACCCAGAATCAATTTCTGTAGGTCTAGTTCCTTTTGTGTGGGGTGACTATGACTTAAACAATACATACAATATTGATGACTGGCAAAGAGTTTCTAGTTATGAAGATTTGCGAGAAAAAATATTGTCACTAGACGGCACACAACTAAACGACATACGAAAAAATTACACATCAATACTCCCTACACAGGATGAGTATTATGATTTGTTTAAAGGTATGATGGATAAATATATTGGAGAAAATTGATGAGTTTTTTGAAGAACGTAATAAGGGAGACAGGTAATAAGTATGGTTCAATCGTTGCTGATGGTGTTGATGCTGCTGATGTTGGGGGTTATGTGGACACTGGTAGTCACATTTTCAATGCTTTGGTATCTGGTTCTATACACGGTGGTCTGCCTAATAATAAAATTACGGCAATTGCCGGAGAGAGTGCGACAGGGAAAACCTTCTTCGCATTAGGTGTATGTAAAACTTTTCTAGACAATGATCCCGATGCGAATGTTGTCTACTTTGAATCAGAGTCCGCAATTACAAAGGACATGATTGAGTCAAGAGATATTGACTCCGCACGAATGGCTATTTTGCCAGTCACAACGGTACAAGAGTTTCGTTATCAGGCACTACAAGTGTTAGAGGCATACGAACAAACAGGCGAAGGTAAACCTTTACTGTTATGTCTTGATAGTCTTGGTATGTTATCTACAACAAAAGAGATTGAAGATACCGAGGCAGGTAAAGAAACAAAAGATATGACTCGTGCCCAGATTGTAAAGGCAACCTTTCGAGTGTTGACTTTGAAACTAGGTAAGATGGGTGTACCTATGATTATGACTAACCACACCTATGATGTTGTGGGTAGTATGTTCCCACAGAAAGAAATGGGTGGTGGTTCAGGCCTCAAGTATGCTGCATCAACCATCGTGTATCTTTCAAAGAAGAAAGAGAAAGAGGGCACAGAAGTCGTAGGCAACATAGTTCATTGTAAGACGTATAAGTCTAGACTTACAAAAGAAAATCAAATGGTAGACGTTAGGCTGTCTTACACGAAGGGTTTAGATAGGTATTATGGGCTTCTAGAACTTGCTGTAGAAGCCGGTGTGTTCAATGCAGTATCAACAAGAATAGAGTTACCTGACGGCACAAAGACGTTTGGTAAAACTATCAACAACGATCCAGAGAAATACTTTACGCCAGAAGTAATGGAGAAACTTGATACGTTTGCCAAAGAGAAGTTTACATATGGATAATTACATCAAAGTATATGATGATGTAATAGATAAAACATCTTGTAAAGAACTTATTAAAAGATTTGAAGATGAACATGAGATGTATGAAACTATACACCAAGAAGAAAGTGGTAATGCCATTTCATTTGAACAACTAAATTTATTTACACAAGGTTGGAATGATGTTCAGAAAGGTTTGCTTGACTTGTTTCAAGATTACATCGTTCATTACAAACTAGACTGTAACATCTATGACAAGATGTGGCCAGAGAAGTATGGCTATGAAGCGGTGAGAATGAAACGATATCTTGCAAACGACTATGACAGATTTGATCCTCACGTTGATGTGATGAACCATGAGTCTGCACGAAGGTTTCTTGCTTTCTTTATCTATCTCAACGATGTCGAAGAAGGTGGCGAAACAAAGTTTATGAATATTAATACACCTGGCACATATATTCCATACGAAGTAAAACCAAAAAGAGGACGATTGTTAATGTTTCCGCCAACTTGGCAATACTATCATGCAGGTGTAAAACCTGTATCGAATAGAAAATACATTATACATTCGTATTGTCACTATGCATGATTATCATTACGTCTTTCATAAAGAAACAGACGAACAAGCCTTTCGTCTACAAGCAGGCGAGTTTGAAGGTGTTGTTTGGAACTACAGAAATGTAAAACTGCCAATACACGACCCAGAAGGCAATAGATTAGACTTAGAAGAAGTTGAGGTAATACCATTGACTTTTGAGTATGAAATATTGTATAATAAAAATGGACTAGTGAATGAAGATTCGTTAGATAGATTTAATAAGACAGTCGGAGATATTTTGATGACTGTTTTAGATGAAGGATTAGAACATGACCAAATCCAAATTGGCACAAGCGATGACACCGAGGATAGAAAGGACTATACTGAGCAATCTGATTCATAATGAAGAATTTGCAAGAAAAGTTATTCCGTTTATAAAAGAAGAGTATTTTCAGGATGCTATTGAAAAGGTAATATTCAAATCTATTTGGCGTTATGCCGAAGAATACAAGAGTACAGTAACACCTGCTGCACTTGCTATAGAAGTAAAAAAAACATCACTAAACGATGAACAATATCGTGTTTCATTAGAGTGGTTAGAAGGGTTACCAATCGAAGATGTTGGTTTTGAATGGTTAACTAATGAAACTGAACAGTGGTGTAAAGATAAAGCTATCTACAATGCTGTACTCAACAGCATTCACATCATTGAAGGTAAAGACAGAGATCAAACACCCGATGTTCTGCCAAGTTTATTGTCAGATGCACTTTCTGTATCGTTTGATAAACACGTTGGCCATGACTACATGGAACAATTCGAAGATCGATTTGAATATTACAATCGTTCCGAATCTAAAATATCCTTTGATCTAGATTTCTTCAATAGAATTACCAAAGGTGGTTTACCAAACAAGACATTGAATATTGCCATCGCCGGCACAGGTGTTGGTAAATCGTTGTTTATGTGTCACATGGCCGCATCTGTTATGATGCAAGGTAAAAACGCATTATACATCACATTAGAAATGGCTGAAGAAAGAATTGCTGAACGTGTAGATGCAAACTTGATGAATGTGACAATGGACGATCTACACGATTTGCCCAAACATATGTATGAGAGTAAGTTTGCTAAACTTCAAAAGAAAACACAAGGCAAACTTATAGTTAAAGAATATCCAACAGCATCAGCGCATTGTGGTCATTTTAGATCACTTCTTAATGAACTGATGTTGAAGAAAGATTTTAAACCAGATATTGTATTTGTAGATTATATCAACATATGTGCTTCGAGTAGATTTAAAGCCGGTGCTAATGTAAACTCTTATACTTATATTAAAGGTATTGCTGAAGAACTTAGAGGTCTTGCTGTAGAGTTTGATTTGCCGATTGTTTCCGCAACACAAACAACCAGAACAGGGT